TTGATCCGTTAATGGGTGTTTTATGTGGGAATCCTGTCGGGTCATCTACAAAACTTTTTAACTTCACGCAAAAGTCTGCTTCTGGTAGTGGAGTTTTTGCAGTTATTGGCAATTCTGGTACGGCAGATGTAAACACAACTACTCAACTGGAATTACACGCCAAAAAAAGTGATCAAGTTTTGGTTTCATTTGGTTCTGTTGCCGCAACTGTTGTAAACCCATCAGGTGATGGAAATGGATTAATTACATTGTTTGCTAGAAATTCAGCAGGATATAGTATTGGAACCATTATTGGCGATGGTGAAACTGGTAATGTTTACCCAGAGCTAAGTGCAGTAGGAACTTTGGGAACAACAACCAATAAATGGAAAAGTGTTTACGCCAAAAACGGCATCGTTGTGACTACACCTGACAACACAAACCAATATGTGATCTCTGTTGATAATTCTGGCAACGTAATTACGACTTTGGTATAAGGACAAATCATGGCAGTTTTCTTTCATCAATGTATGTTAAAGAATCTGAAAGTAGTAATATTAACTGGGTTGAAAAATAAACTTTAAGGAAAAATCATGCTTACAACAAAATTTACCATTGACTTAATTGAAATCATGAAAAATGATGTAATTCGTGTTCGTGTAAAAACATCAGTTTTATCAAATGATGTTGAAATTGCCGAATCGTTTGAGCATCGTGTAATTGCTCCAGGCAATGATTACAGTGCAGAAGATGCCAAGGTGCAAGCCGTTGCTGCTTCTGTTCACACTGCTGACGTTATTGCTGCTTATCAAGCATCTCAAGAAGCATAATTAGCGTAAGGATTTGCTATGACTCAGCCAATTGACATTATTACCAGAGCCATGAAGGACATTGGCGCTGTTGCGGCTGGTGAAGTGCCAACGGCTGATGAAGCGCAAGACGCATTGGATATGCTCAATGACATGGTTGCACAATGGTCAAATGAAAACATGATGGTTTTCTACCGTAGTGAGATCATTTTTCAAACCACTCAAAACCAAGTCCAATACACCATTGGCCCAAGCGGGCAAATGGGTGCAACCTTTACAGGCTCAATTTCTGGAACGACTTTGACAGTCCCTGCAAATGGGGTCACAGCGGGTGGTATCAACATTGGCATGACATTGAGTGGCACAGGCATCACATCAGGAACACGCATTGTGGGCTTTGTAACGGGCGCTGGCGGCAATGTGAATGAAGGTGGTACATACACAGTCAGTCAAAGCCAAACAGCTTCTAGCACCACAATTACGGCTTATTACGAGCGTCCTTTAAACATTGAATCAGGCTTTGTGCGGGTAGCAACTCAGCAAGGCGGTACAAACATTGCGGGTGGCTATCTTGACTATCCCTTGTCAATTCTGAGCCTTGAAGAATATGAATCTATTGGCATCAAACAATTGAATGGCCCTTGGGCAAAAGCAATTTACTATCAACCTTCTGAATTATTGGGGACTATTTATGTTTACCCCAATCCATCACAAGGTGAATTGCATTTGTTCACACAAACAATTTTCCGTCAATTTCAAACTTTGAATGATACGATTTCACTTCCTGAAGGCTATAACATGGCTTTGAGGTGGTGCTTGGCAGAGCGTTTGCTTCCGATGTATGGCAAAACAAATGCGGTTCAGATTGGAATGATCAATGCGTTTGCAGCGCAAGGAAAAGCTACTATTAAGCGCACGAACATGAAGCCAGTGCAGATTGCACGTTATCCAGAGGCTTTGATGGTTGGAAGGGCAAAAGACGCTGGTTTTATTATGGATGGCGGCTTCCGTTAAAGGATAAAAAATGCCTGATTTTGGTTTTGTCGGCACTTCTTATACTGCACCATCAATCTACCAAGATGATCAAGAGTGCATCAATTTCTTTGCAGAGATTGATCCTACCAAACAGCCTGGTAATCGGGGTGTGGTTGCGCTGTATCCAACGCCAGGCTTGGTGACTAAAGTTACCTTACCCGCTGGCGCAGAAGTGCGTGGCATGAGGACTCTTTCTGGCGAACAATACGTTCTTGCTGTTTGCGGGAATCGTGTCTATAAGATTGATACTTCTTACATAGCAACACAAGTGGGAACTTTAACCACAAGTGTTGGCCCTGTTTCTATTTCTGACAATATAACCACTTCAGCGGGTTTGACTGCCTATATTGTTGATGGCCCAAATCGTTACACATGGGTTGTTTCTACTAATACTTTTACTATTCTTCCATCAACAGATGGCCCTTGGCAAGGCGCTACTGTGGTGGATGTTGTGGACAGTTACAACATTTACAACGAGCCAGGCACACAAAATTGGGCTTGTACCGATCTTGGGTCTAGTCTTTCTACCCAAGCCTTATACGGAACTAAAAATGGCTCTCCTGATAACTTGGTCAGTTTGATTGTTGATCGAAGACAAGTTTATTTGATGGGCGAAGTGACTACAGAAGTTTGGACGGATGTGGGCAATGTAATTGCGGGAATTACGACTTTTCCGTTTCAAAGAGTGCCTGGCACTTCAATCCAATCTGGACTTGGCGCACGATTTTCAATTGCTAGATTTATGGATTCTTTTGCATTTGTGGCAAAAGATACCCGAGGCAATTCAACCATCGAAATGGTCAATGGATACACATTTGTAAAAATTTCAACCCATGCTGTTGAGCAGTCTTTGTTGAATCAAATTGTTTCAGATGCTATTGCTTACACCTATCAAATTCAAGGTCACGAAATGTATGTTTGTACGTTTCCAAGCATAGAAAATGGTTTGACATGGGTTTATGACAGTTCAACAAAGTCATGGCACAAATGGCTTTCTTGGAATCCAACATCAGGTCAATATTATCGTCACAGATCAAATTGCGGTTGTTATTTTAATAACTCATACCTTGTTGGTGATTTTCAAAACGGCAAAATTTACAGCCTTGAAAATGAAGTTTACACAGATGATGGAACAACAATCCGCAGATTGCGTAGAGCTGTTCATTTAGTAACCGATTTTCAAAGGCAGTATTTTGAGAGTTTTCAGATTCAGTTCCAGCCTGGCGTTGGCCTAACCACTGGTCAAGGCGATGATCCTCAAGCAATGCTGAGATGGTCAAATGACGGTGGTTCTACTTTTTCAAACGAGCATTGGGTTTCTATTGGAAAGATAGGGCAATACTCTAACCGAGCGCTTTGGAGGCGTTTGGGTTGGTCACGGGACAGAATATTTGAAGTTGCTATTTCCGATCCTATTAAGGCCGTTATTGTTTCTGCTGAACTTAAAGCAAGTGCGGGAGATAACTGATGGCAACAGCGCTGCCAAACAACAACATTAACATTCCTTATAGTGAATTCCTGAACGCAACAACGGGAAGACCAAATCAGGAATGGTTGTTATGGCTGATGAACCCATCGTTTATCAATGTTAATCTTGGAAATGCTTTAGCTGTAACCTCTGGCGGTACTGGCCTTACAACCATTCCCACAAATGGACAATTACTAATTGGCAATGGAACTGGTTACACACTTAACACTCTAGCAACTGGATCAGGCATTTCTGTTGCCAATGGCGTTGGCACAATAACTGTAGCCAATACTGGTGTTTTATCCAACATTGCTGGCTCTGGAATTTCCGTATCTAGTCCTACAGGCAATGTAACTATTTCAAATACTGGTGTTTTAAGTTTTTCTGGTGGAGCAACGGGACTTACGCCAGCTGCGGCAACAACTGGCGCAGTTACTTTGGCGGGTACTTTGATTGCGGTTAATGGCGGTACAGGATTTAATTCTTATGCTGTTGGCGATCTTTTATATGCCAATACCACAACAACTTTGGCTAAATTGGCAGACGTTGCGACAGGAAATGCACTTATTTCAGGCGGTGTAACAACAGCGCCATCATGGGGCAAGATTGGATTGACCACTCATGTGTCGGGCATTTTGCCTGTCGGCAATGGTGGATCGGGTGCAAATAGTCTTACTGGTTATGTTTATGGCAATGGAACAAGCCCTTTTACAGCTTCTACAACCATTCCAAACACGGCAATTACGGGTTTGGGAACAATGTCAACTGAAAACATTGGCGTAAGTGGCTCATTTATCACGGCTAATGTCCCGCCTAAAACTGTCACAGTTACAAACGGAATCATTACAAGCATTGTATGAACGAGATTGACCTTCCTGATCATGTTAGCCGTGACCAAATTGAGCGTTTACAGGCTGAAATGTCTTTGATGCCACAGGCAGAGTTGACGACTGAGCATAGTTTTAGCCCAGGTATGTATATGCGTAAGGTTTTCCGTCCCGCTGGCACTCTAATTGTGGGCAAAGTTCATAAAGAACCCCACTTCTTTTTATGTGCAAAAGGCGAGATAATTGCGTGGACAGAAAATGGAATGAAAAGGCTTCAGGCGGGGGATGTTGTGGAATCCAAGCCTGGCACGAAGCGGGTAACTCTGGCTGTGACCGATGCAATTGGCATTACCATTCACAGAACTGACAAGACCGATTTGGACGAGATTGAGGCTGAATTGATTGAGCCAGATACAACCGCACTTTTTGATGCCAATAATGACATTAAAAAATTGAAGATTGAAGGAGAATAATATGACTTGGGTAGCAGTAGCAATTGGTGGATCAGCCCTTTTGGGTTATGCGGGCGCACAGAAACAAGCTGGTGCTGCTCAAAGCGCTTCTCAGCTTCAATATGAAGCCACTCAACGTGCCGCAGATCAACAACGGCAAATGTTTGACATTCTCAATGCTCAACAAGCCCCATATCGTGAGGCGGGAACTGGCGCATTAACAAATATCAATCAAATGTTGCCTTACTTCACGCAACAAGCGCCAGCATATAAGCCATTTACTGCGGCAGATTTAAAAACAAATCTTGCCCCAAATTATGAGTTTATGAAGCAACAAGGTTTGGGCGCTACGGGTCAAGCCATGAATGTAGGTGGTGGTGGTTCTAATGTGGACTTGGCAAGAACTAAGTTTGCAGAAGATTACGCTTCTAATGCTTATCAAAATGCGTTAAACAATTACATGACGCAACAACAACAAGGTTTTACTCAAGGTCAAACGCAACAAACTAATATTTACAATCGTTTGGCTTCACTTGCTGGAATTGGTCAGACAGCGCAAACTCAAGCTCAAAATCTTGGCACATCAACAGCGGCAAACATTGGTCAACTTGGAATTGGCGGTGCTAGTGCTTTGGGTGCTGGTCAAGTGGGTGCGGCTAACGTAATGGCTGGTGGATATGGTCAAGTTGGCAATGCCGCTACTTTGGCAAGTTTGTTAAGTCCTCAGGGCGGTGGTGGTGGAATTACACCAGGCGGTGTGACCACAATGAACCCTGCATTGCAGAACAGTTACTTTGCCCCTAATATTGGATAAAAAATGGCTGATTTCAACATTCAACCCGTTGCAACGCAAATCCGTCCAGTTCAAGGCGCATCCCTTGCTGACATGGTAAATATTGCCCGTGGCGCACAGGCATATCAGCAAGCACAGCAGATTAATCCTGTTGAATTGCAAACTGCACAACAACAACTTTCAAGATTACAACAACTTACTCCTGAAGAAGTTGCAAGAGCGCAAGCAGAGGCTAATGTTGCCACTCAAACTCAACAGCCCCGCATCCGCAGTGCTGAAGCTGGCGCACAAACCGCTGAAACAGGCACTCAATCCGCACAGTTAGATTTTGCTAATAAACAAGTCAATGCTGTTGCTGGTCGCCTTACAAGCCTGATTAACAATCCTTTGATTATTGCTTCAGAGCAAAATCCTCAAGCAGTTAATCCAACTCAATTGATGGGTATTGTTAAAAAATATGGTGAAGAACAAGCATCTGCTTTAGGTATTCCTAAAGAAAAAGCTGATCAACTATTACAGCCTTATCTTGAACAAGCAACTACAAACCCTGCGGGGATTCGTCAGTTCTTAAAAGACAAGTTATTAAGCACCTTGGATCAAGGTTCAAGAATTGGCGCAATGCAACCTAGTGGTATTGGAATCAATACAGGGGCTGGTGGCGCTACTGTTCAAACGGGTCAGTTTGGCCCTTATGTGCCTGGTCAAATCTTGCCTGGTACTATGTTTGAACAACAAATCCCTCCAACACAACAAATTGTTAACCCAATGGGTCAAACACAATTGGTTGGCCCAATGTCTCAGCGTGGCAATCAGCCTATGGTCACAGGTCTTGGCCCTGCTCAAACAGCGCTTTTGGGCGCTGGTGGTGCAACCATTTCCACAGACTTTGCAACAACTGTCAGAGATGCCGCAGAAGCGCCTGGTCGTGTTGCAATCTTTCAAAACATTAAGAAGTTTGCCCCCGATTCCTTTACAGGCGTTGGCGGTCAGCGCAAGGAATTGGCTGCGGGTATTCTTAACGCTGTTGGCATCCCTGCTTATGAGCAAGAAAAGGTCAACACCGAAGAATTGGCAAAGAACTCTGCTTTGTTGGCTTTGGCGGGTGGCAATACGGATGCGGCAAGGGCTTTGGCTGAAATTGCTACTCCTAACAAGAAGTTGAACGAAAAAGCCATTCTTGCAATTGCTGATCAAATGATTGGCATTGAAAACATGAAGATTGCAAGGGCTAATTATTTAACTCCTGTGCAAAATGATGCAACGCAATATGGTCAACGCAAGTTACAGTTTGATAAGATTGCAGACCCTAGAATTTTCCAAGAAATGACTAGAGAAGATGTTGCAAAATTAAAGGCTTCAATGTCTGAAGCGCAACAAGCAGAATTGACCCGTAAGATTCGTTTGGCCCGTCAATTGAAGGTTATTCAATAATGGCAACACTTGCTGAACTGTGGGATACGGAAGCCCCTGCGCCAGTTAAAAGCGCAAAAGTTCCATCTCAAGATCAAGCAATGCGTGATAAGAGCCGAATGGATACTCTCCAATCGGAGATGACCAAGGCGCAAGAAAGACTTGCTAAAGGCGATGCTAGAGCGCAAAGAGACATTGAGGCTTTGACCCGTGAGATGGGTGGCAAAGTGGCACGAACTGCGCCCGTTTCAACACCCCTAACTGCGCCATCAATGGCATCTACTGCTGCCCCTATAAGTGGCACATTGGCTGATTTGTGGGAATCAACCCCTGCGGCTAATGAGCCAACTAAGCCGCAAGTTACAGAAGAAAAAACCAAAGAAGAACCATCAAAAGTCAGAGGTCTTGTTGGTAGCATTTTAGGCCAAGGCTTAGAAATGCGTAGACAAGTGCCAGGTTTCTTGGCATCTGCGGCTGATGTGGTCGCAAGCGCCCCTTCTGCTATTGCGGGAGTTATTGGTTATGGTGCTGGTAGATTGTTTGGTTTATCGCCTGAACAAGCCACAGAATCCTCACAAAAAGTTGCTGGCGCTATTGCCGAACCTGTTGGTCGAATGACGGGTTTATCTCAGACTGAGGCTTATCGTCAAGCCTTGCCAACGCAAGTCATGGAATACATTGGCAAGAATATTGGTGAAGGCGCACAATCAATTTCTCAAAAATTTGGTGTTCCTGTTGCCGATGTGGAGAACGCAATCAATGCCGCAATAATGGCTGGTGGTGCGGTTGCGCCTAAAGTTGTCAAAACATTTAAGGCTGCGGCTGCTGAACTTCAGCCAACTGCACCAACTGCCGCCCCTATTGCCAAGCCTGGCATGGTGAGCGCTGGCGCTGCGGTTGTTCCCGATGCAACCACAATTAAACAAGCATTGTCTGTAGCAAGTCCTGAACTGCAACAAGCAATTTCTTCAATTCCTGTTGATAAAGTTAATATTCCAACTTTGCAACGGCACATTGAGGCTGACACATTGCCCGTCCCTGTTCGTTTGACAGAAGGTCAAGCCACTGGTGATGTGGTTAAGTTATCCAATGAGCAAAATAGGCGTGGCAAAGACCCCATGTTGGCTCAAAGATTTAATGAGCAAAATGGTCAGTTAGTTGAGAATCTTGGTTTGATTCGAGACAAAGCCGCCCCTGATGTTTATGGCACTAAAAAGATTGAAAACAGCCAAGGCATTATTGATGCTTACAAAGAGATTGATAGCAATCTGAACAAGGGAATTACCGCAGACTATCAGGCTTTGCGTGATGCGGCTGGTGGTCAATTCCCTGTTGATGCGCCTCAATTGCTGAAAAATATAGAAACAAAACTTAAAAAAGAATTGTTGTCTAACGAAGCACCAGCGGGTCAATTAAAAGAACTTCAGCGTTTGGCTGAAAGCAATTCCATGACCTTTGAAGACTATTTGTCTGCAAGACGAAATCTTGGTGATATTGCAAGAACAAATCCTGATGGAAGTGTTCGCAAAGCCGCTGGTTACATGATTGAAGAATTTGAAAAGTTACCACTTAAAGCAGAAGCGGCAGCACAGAAACCATTGGCTGACAAAGCTAGGGCATCTGCTAGAGCAAGATTCCAAATGCTTGAAAAAGACCCTGCCATGAAAGCGGCTGTGGATGATTCTGTACCCGCAGACAAGTTTATTGACAAGTTTGTGGTCAATGGCGTAAATAAGAACATCAACACAATGGTTGAGCATTTGGGTAGAGACTCACCCGCCCATCAACACATGGCTGCTGGAACTATCAACTGGCTTATAGACAAATCAGGCATTATTGATGGCAATGGCAATTTCAGCCAAGCGGGTTACAACAAGGCCCTCAAAAAATTAGACGATGTTCAAAATGTAAATGCCATTTTTAATCAAGAAGCGGCATCTCAACTTAAGACTTTAGGGAATGTTGCCCGTTATACCCAAGCACAACCCCGTGGTGCGTTTGTGAACAACTCCAATACATTGGTTGGATCACTTGCTGAAAAAGCCGCTAAAGGCGTTTCTATGGGCGTTGAAAAAGGTTTGAACGTAGCTGTGCCAGGCTTGCAACTTGGAACTTCTGTCATGGAAATGAGAGCAAGACGAGCCGCAGAAGCAGAAACCAAAAAAGCGCTTGAAACTGGTGCTGGCACTAAGCAAACTGGCAAAAACAAACTTCAAGATTTGGGGAAATAATGTCTGATATTGATTTGGTCAAATATGGCGTTTTGTGGCAAAAAGTTGAATCTATGGAAGCAAAGATCGACAAGCTAGAAGCCAACATGGAAATCCTCATTGCTTTGGCTAACAAGGGTCGTGGTGGTTTTTGGATGGGCATGGCATTGGTGTCAGGCGTTTCCTCAATCTTTGGTTACATTTCACACTATTGGTCAAAGTAAATGGATGCGTTGGCTCATTCTTCTTTTGTTGCTTGCGCTAGTTGGTGCAGTAGCCAAGAATGGCTGTCACGTTAGAGAGTTCTATGGGATTGGCTATACAACGCACGATCCTACACAGCGACATAAGGAGATGATGGCATGGCTAAATCAGAACGCCCAACATTGCAAGTCAACGGATTACATTGTCATTTGGAACAACTTGTCCGAGTGGGCGGGTGCTTCCGATTCCACTTGGTTGCGTAACAAAGTTGTTCACGGATACAAAGAGGCTCTTGAGCGTGAAAAGAAATGATCCCGCCCATCCACAAATGGTATCCCATGCTTGGGGTAGCCGACTACCCGACTAAAACAGATGCTCTTGAACGTAGAACAGAACGTCTTGAAGAAGAATACAAACAAGCGCTAAAAATGAAAAAGGTGAAGAACAAAATTGATGATCTTGAATTTGAGTTGTACGTTAAAAAAGCAGAAAGAAATCAACTTAACTTAGAGATATTTACCAACCGTAAATTGGACATATACGCATAATGGTTACAAAAAAGCCTCCAGCCAAGGTAGCGCCAGTTAAGCGCAGATCGCCTAAACCTAAAGCAGAACAGACAATCAATGTGTCTGTGGCAGCGCCCTCTGCCTCCAAGCCAGAGGCCAAAAAAGACGATAGCACCCTTGGCAAAGTGATTGGCCTAATTGAGTGGGTAGATAACCCTTTTAAACTGTTTACAGTGATTCTGTTGTCGTTTTTAGCGTTTGCTGGTTACTTTGCTTGGGACTCCCGCCAAGTCATTCTTCATGCAATTACCACTCAGGACAAAATGCCTCAGTTGGCTAAACAGGAAAACTTACTTTCCCCTGCCCGTAGTTTGCTTAAAGATGTGGATGGAATTGTTCTTTTGGTTCACAAAGCTAATTTATCAACCAACAGCCGCACAACGGTTTTGGCCTTAAATGCTGATGGCTCACGGGAAAAAGCTATTGAAGGCTCTCTTACTTCATTGTTTAACGCAAGCGCAGACCGTAATGGTGCAATGGTTGCAATGCTTAATGGTGAGGTCATGTGTGAGGAATTTAACCCGTCAAGCAAGGTGGGCGAATGGGGTGCTAAACAAGGTGTAAAGTTCATGTGTCGTGGCTCTATCCCCCCCGATATGGGTAAGTTTGCGGGATATGTAGCTATTGGATTTAAAAATAAGCCAGAGGATATTGCGGCATTAAAGACCCGCATTAACTTAGCTGCAACTGATATGTCGGAGGATTGATCATGTTTGAAATTTTAAGCGGTGGATTGTTGGGTTCTATTTTTGGTGGCATTTTTAGGATGGCCCCTGAAGTCCTGAAATGGTTGGACAAAAAGAACGAGCGTCAGCACGAACTAAATATGTTCAAGTTCCAATGCGACTTGGAAGCCCAACGTGGTCAGCAAAAACTGGCTGAGATTGGCGCTCAAAGAGAAGCCGCTATGGCCGTAGGTGTTATGGATGCGTTTAAAAGCGCTATCGTTCAGCAAGCCGAGCTGGTCAAAGCCGCAGGCGGTTGGGTAGTTTGTCAGCTTCTGTGCGTCCAGTCGTAACTTACTGGGTGCTATTTGTCTGGTCGTTCATCCATGTGTGGTTTGCATGGAACGCATGGCTTGCAGGTGCGCCAGCCGTAGAAGTGTTTAAAACCATGATGACACCTGACTTCTCAGCCCTGTTGTCTGGGACAATTAACTATTGGTTCCTTGACCGCACCTTGAAGCAAAGAGGTATTTAAATGACTAAAGACGAAGCATTACGCCTTGCATTGGAGGCGTTACAACGAATAGCTCATGTTTCAGCAATGGACTACGAATATCAACAATGGGCAGTAGAAGCCATCACCGCCATTAAAGACGCGCTAGAAGAAGAGCAATGAACTTAGAGTTAGCCGCTAGCCTGTGCCGTCAGTTTGAGGGCTACCGCGCCAAGCCGTACCTTTGTCCGGCTGGCGTGGCTACGATTGGCTATGGTTCTACGTACTACGCAGATAAACGCAAGGTGACTTTGGAAGACGCTCCGATGGATGAGCCAACGGCACGGGCGCTGCTTATGGTGGAACTTGAGCATACTTACTTGCCTGGCGTTCTGAGGAACTGCCCCATACTTCTAACAGATGAGCGCAAGTGCAACGCCATCGTGGATTTCTGCTACAACTTGGGGACAGGCCGACTCCAAACTTCAACCCTTAAACGCAAAATCAACGCACAGGATTGGGACGGGGCTAAAGAGCAATTGATGCTGTGGAATAAAGGCGGTGGCAAAGTCTTGTCAGGATTAACCAAACGCAGACAAGCCGAGTGCAATCTTATTTCTTAGCGTCTTTAATAAAACAGCCAAAGCTGCCAATTGTGTCCTTGCCAAAAGGAAGCACCGCTATGCGTTTTGCATAGTCATCAAGGGCATCGTTCCAGCCCGCATCGTAAGCAGCGCATACAACGTCTATGGCGGTCTCCTGAGCACCTGTGATGCGTAGCAAGTTAACTAGATCATCCTTGGTCATCTAATATCTTCTTCAGTTTGAGTTGGAGATATAACTTCTTGTCTACCATGTTATCCCATTCTTTATCGTCAAGAGATGAGTCCAGTTCAAGCTCTAACACATCAATGGTTTCTTGAAAAATCTGTCTGATTGGCTTTGGGATAGGCCGATCTATAAATTCTTCATCATTTATCCAAGTTCTTAGCATCTTTTCTGCCCCTGTTAATCCAACAAGTTTGACAAATCCACTTATGCCCCATATCAATTCCGCCCTCTGGCGGCTTGGTTACAGTGCATTTATTACAAGTTCGTAATCTGTGAACTGGTTGATTGCCGCCTAATTCGATTGGATACATTGCCATTCTCTTTCATTTCTGCCTGAATTGGATTTAACTGTGTTGCCCGTTAACTGGATAAGCCCAATCAATTTCATTTCATTGAGCCGCCTAGCGACTTGGTTGCCGTCTAGCATTGTCAAAGCTGAAATCCCGTCTTTGCCCAACGGCCCGTAAAACTTGAGGCAATCAAAAATAACTTGGTGGTGTTGCGGTGCAACATCTTTGATCGACTCTGCCGCCTCAAACGATGTGAGGGGATCATTCGCACGAACTCTTGGGAATTCGGGCATGGCAAAAATGCGTTTAAATGTTTCTTTATAGTCCATGATGTTTCCTTGTTGGGTGGGGGGATCACTGTTCGTCCGCAAGGCTTAAAGTCTTTACGCAGCTTTCCCCCCGTAAACTTAAAAATCGATGTCATCGTCCTTTGGAAAGCCTTGGTCTTCTTTAGGCTTGGGTGCGTTCATGTATGCCCAACCGTTCCAGCCGCCATCCATCAAAGGGATGTTGTCCAGTTTGAGCATTGGCCCGTTTTTAGTTTCAATAACAGACCCAATGTTTTGATAACGTGATTTTTCCACACCATCTTTGTTTTTGTATTTACCTGAAACAACGGTAATTTCGTAAAGTTTAGACATTTTTAATTTCCATAAGTTGAGCAATTTTGATGTCAAGTTCATTCAAGAATTTGACAATTTCTTCTTCCATTAGTCTGATATACATATTGTCCCTTGGGACACGTTTAACAAACAACTGAAGTTCTGCGGGCAGACGATTGTCAAAAGACACAAAGTCACACCAACTACGCCCTGTGCAAGCCATTTGGAATTGCATCTGGGTGTTGTATTTGCCTGGCACAGTCTGACTAAGCAAAGTTTCAATGTGCGTGGCTGTGTTTGGGCATTTGATTTCTAACAGGCCATCGTCACCAACTAGGCCATCAGGGGAAGCGCCCGCCATGATGATGGATGGATGGGGGACAAACCCCACTTCATCAACCAAGACGTTTTGAGCGACTTCATAC